TGTGACTCTTCTTCATCGAGATAGAATTCTAATACTGCTGGTGGAACCTCAGCTGCGGTAATACTGTAAAAGTCTAAATCAATATTCTGTGATGTAGTCCCTCCCTCACCGATAGTTGTCGGTTCACACCCACATTTCGCCGGCTCTGGGAAAACTGGTGTATCTGGATTACAAGGGTCCGTAGGGTCATTAGTAGGGAGGGAAATAATATCTTTCCCAACTTTTTCTCTAGTGCCTGACGCTGCAAGTGACTCACAAGGTATCCAACACTCATCAACAAATCCCTCACAAAGTGGGCTATCACCTCCAGGAAATGTTCGGGGGGGAGAACAATTAATGGGGTCATCTTTTAAGATATAAGCTATATCCCCTATGCCATCCCCATCAAAATCACAACATACTACATCACCCACATTATAAAGTGTACCACTATTCTCGGGCGTCCATATAGTAAGACAGACACAAGGGTCTACTAATTCTTCACATGGGCGATATTTAGATTCAAAACAATCTTGTGCTCCCACATTAAAAATTCCCTCTTTAAAAATAACGGGGTTAGTAGTGATGGTCTCACCAGTAATAGGTGGATTGGTGGGTATAACAATTTCCTGATAGTCGTCACAATTATCTCCTTCGGTAAAGTTATTACCACCTAGGAATGGAATTCCTGTTGGTGCGGCATCATACACTACCCACTGCTCGTGCCACGTATCATAACACGTAGGACAAAAAGGGTATGTTGGGGAAATATGTCCAATATATTGGTATACCACTCCATTAAAGGAAATTAAGTCTCCATATTCTACCAGTATTCCTTTATCCCAAGGACGTATGGGTAAATTTTCTTCAGTAGAACAAACAGGTAAACAGATATTACAATCAATAATGGTAACAGTACTGTCACCTAATAAAAAATTATATAAATCTTGTTGGAATCTGTCTTCAGTGAAAAAAGTAGAAGGGTCGGTACAAAGGTTACGCTGCCGGGCCCCAAATGACGAGTCACATCCAAAGGGGTCACCCGTTCGACACGGATTAGGGGACTCATTATCAGGACAGTTGGGACTAAAACAATCAGGATTACTACAATCACCACATTGGGTGGGGCAATTCACCCCTAAATCAAATTGGGCTCCCCATCCAAAATTATTAAGGCCCGCACCCACATACCCCGTTAGTGTATTGGTTGCAGTTAAAACACTATAGGGATTGGTGAGGGTTATTGCACTAAAGCATCCTCCCGCCGCAATAACTGTAGGATTTTCTATTACCTGAGAAGGGTCTACCGTTCCAGAAAACATTGCTCCATACACATGTAATGGAAACATCATATTTTCATTGTGGTCTAAAAATATAATAGGATACATAAACCCCTTAAATGAAGTATAAGAAGCATGTGCAGTGGTAAACGCACCAAAATCCGATGTGTAGGCGGGGGTGGGTTGGACGTAGGGGGGTGCACTTGTAGTAATTCTTGGAGAATCCCAATCACTGGAGGGACTATAAGGAATTCCAGCAATGGCTTCCCATCCTGGAGGTGTACCTATCTTCGTATTCAACCTACACGGTTGGCCTAGGTCGGCGGTAAACCCCCGTGCACCGTGATAGTAGTCCCCCACACTCTGTAGTCCCCCGGCTTCATCAATAAAAGTAAGAACTAAGACATCAGTAGATAAATTAGGTGGAAAAGTATAGAACGCTCCATCTTTTGCACCTGCGGTATTACAGGGTGTGGGAGAGTAGGAAGTACCGGGGGGTAAAACCGCAAAAGTTCCACCATTTCCACCACCAACAGTAGTATTTTGCCAACCACAACAAGTGGGCGTTTCAAATGTACCACCCATACTAGGTATCGTTGCCCAGCGCAACCATCTTTCATCGGAAAGTGGAATATGATATAGATTACCCGTATAAGAGGTATTGCTCCCTACCCATGTATCCAAACTTTGTTTAGCGGTTTGCGAAGTCTGAAACGGAGTAGAAGAAGTATCGTAAAAAGCATAAATGTCGGTATCGTTGGGGATAGGTGTCACCTGTACCGATTGCATATGTAAGCAAATTTCGGATTTAAAATAATGTGGGTCTATACCATTATTTGCGTTCCATACATCTTGACCGGCAGGATAAGTAACACATGTAGTGGCAGCAGTTAGTGTGGTAGTTCCGGTAGTTCCACTCACTTGAGGGCCTAAACAAATACCCTGTACAGAACCACTCCTGTCCACACTAGTGGCACTAAATGTATACCCTGAAGGACAATCACATATGGGCTCACCAGTACCACATGGTCCTTGGACAATTACACAGTTTGGATTAGTTAAACCGGGAATATTAGGAGTAGTTATATTATTAATAAGATAGTAGTTAAGAAGATGGTTCGGGTCTGTAATATCTTGGGTAATGCCACTCAATATTGTTACCATATCATCTAACCACATCTGGGTACCCGGTATATCATATAAGGTAGTACTACTATAGTAGATATTTCCCGTATACTCTTGACCCCCTAACGTTATTTGATTCTGCCATGTGGCTCCCGTAAAAAGCAACCCTTCACATGAATTCGCGGCCTCCACCAGAATATCATTCATTATTGGTGCACAACATGTTATAAATGACCCAAAACATTCCGTATCATCACATAAAGGTTCATGTTTATACGCAAACTTATCTTGGTGGAAAATAGAATTTTCGTATTTAACCCCTCCCGTCCAAATAGTGGTAGCTGGAATAAACTGTTCTATTAATCGCATCCAATACTCCCCCAATTTTTCCACATATTTAATCATCTTTTCATATGTGTAGTTATTGCTAGCAGTTCCGCAAGTAAGGTCACTCTTTAAATAATTGAGGTAAATCATTAATAATGTAGGGTACCCACCGGCATGCCCATCATCAATTGTTAATCTATTTTTAACATTCACCAACACTCTCCAAAATTTATTAGCAAATTCAAAAAATGAGACTTTTGATGCATCAATTAAAACTTTAGTCCAATCAGGACCACCATAACCCGGATAAGGTGCACTTAAAGCATGTGGACCAAATGGACATCCATATTTCCGTGAATAATTCCACACATCCCACTCTAATCCTTGACCAACATTTAAAAATAATTCAACATTTTTAACATTAATAACTAATTTATCTTTAGCCGTTTCATACTGAGTTCCTCTTAATGGTAAACCATAATACCTAGAATCTGGACTGTCTTGTGTTACCCACGATTTTTTGTTATCGTGAGTTCTAACAATAGAAAATCCTAGTTTACTATCTGGAAATTTTCTATATAAATCCAAATAAGGTTCACCATAGGTGAACTGGTTTAATTTAGTCTTAGTAATGGGGTCATTTCCCGTAAATACTGACTTATCGTAATTTATTATTCTTTTACCTCTATGTTCTATAGTCTCTTCAAACCAACCTGCTCCTGCTTGAAAATAAGCGTCTGGCCCATATTTGGGCGTAACTGGATACCCTTTTTTATCTACAGGATAAAGGTCTCGTTGTGCGGTAGTAGTTTTTGTAAGGGTTTTATATCCAAAACTAAAACCTGTTATGCTCATTGGTGGGAAGGTGTTAGTGATAGCGGAGAAATAGAGATTTTTAACTGGTACTTCTTCCGTATATGTACCACCAGAAATCTTTAACATCTGGTTGTTAAATTTACTCATATTAATGCGTTGTCCCGCTAGATAGATATTTTCATTAAACTCAATTAAAGCTTGAGGAGCCCCAATAAATCTTAGCATAAATTCGATACCTCGTCTAGTTCCCTTAGATTTAAAAAGATAGGCAGTATTCATTAATAACCGTCTATATAGTTCAGTATCTAATTCAGCTGGTGTCTGAGTCTCCCCTTCTCCTGCATATTGTTTCTCAGGATTTCTTTTAAATATAGATTCTAAAAATCCCTCATCTTTTATAGCTGAGGGTGTTGACCATCCTAGAGTTCTAGCGAAATTTTTAATAAGCTCGTTGGGGATATTATTTTTACTGTCATAGGTGACATTAGTCATATAGGCTAATCCGTCAATATACTTTTTAACCTCATCAAAACTTCTTCCATAAATTTTTAATATCTTATCTACTTTTTCATCATAGGTATCAAATTCCTTAAATGCAGCAGTTGTTAAAAATCTGGAAATTAAATTAGTTTTGTATCTATCAAATGAATCTCCTACTTCATATAGTTTATCTAAATAAGTCTCAAATAAATCTCCTGTTATCCGAATATTCCATTTATCTCCCGTAGGCCACGTTATGCTAGTGGTAGATTTAATTAATTTACCACTTTCAGTTTCTCTAGGTTGGTCAAAAGTTGCAGTATAAATTGGGGTGGTGGCTCTCTCTACTAAAAATTTCTCTACTTCTTGAAGTCCATCAAAAGCTTTTTCTGTTTCTACTGTATTAGGTTTAATATAAAAAGAGGATATAGTGGTTGGAGAATTACCAGAAAAAGGTTTTCCTTTTACAGCAATCTGTAATAAGCCCGTATCTGTATTTCCTGTAGTAGGGACCAAAAAAGTAAGGGGATATTCTTTATTATTTATATATAAAGAATATTGTATAAAAGAATTACCAAGATTTCTTATCGGAATACTATCGGATGCTCCAACCAACAAATCACCTGTAGTGAATTCTAAACTAAATGGATTATAAACAGTATAAAGGTTTAAATCTATAAAAGTTTCATTATCGTCGGGCTCATACGCAATATTAATAGCGGTAGTTCCTGTTTTATAATCCGACCATGTCCGCATCGAATTGAAAAGCATTGCAGCTGGAAATTTTTTAATAACGTTATGTACCGCAACTTTTAATCTCTCCCTAAGTGAACCATATAACGTAAAATTAGTAACCTTAGAACGGTCAAAATTAATAAAAATTTCAAGTCTATTACTGGCAAAAAGTTTAGATTCTGCAATATTTTCAATATGAAGAGTTTCTAATGTTATAGGCTCAGAAAAGTTACCTAAAGAAAAGTCTCTGGAATCTTTTGGGGCAACATTAGAATATATATCAAAATTCCCTAGGGTAAATTGAGAGGTACCGTCAGTAAATTGGTTCCCCACTAACTTGTCCCCAAATCTATCTGCTCCATTTCCGGGAATCGGTGTACTATTATTGTAAATGCCGTTTGCCATTATTGTTGTGCAATATTATTAAACGCTTTAGTAAAATCTATATTATTCCCCCTGTCTTGTTTAACCTCATAAAGTGGGGCTCCAAACTGGTCTCTGGTTTCATATAAATTATATTGTTTATAAATGTTATTTGCACTATCATAAATGGTATAAATTCCATCACTTAAAGATTTGGTTTGATTACCATATAATGCAATACCCAAACTTTCTATATCATAATCTACCATTTCAATATCTATACTTATAGGATTAAAATGAGTATTAGTAATTATTACATTCTGCGTAGGTTGTCCAATATAGGGTAACGCGGTAGGATTGTTAGAGGGGGCCGAAGTGGGGGTTAAAGTACAAAAGAGTAGATTACTCCCCCCATTTAAATAACGATATCTAATAGCTTTTTGATTGCTATTAGTTAAATTTTGTGTAATGGGTTCACAGAAAAAAGAAGATGTTACAATCCTATAAAAATTAGGTATTTTACTACCATCAGAATTTAAATATTCAATTCTATACCCCACTAAACCGTTGTTAACAAATTTATTTCTAGAACTTACGGTTACATTATTAATATCAAATACTAAACCTTTAACATTAGGTAATGAAGATAAAACCCCACAATCTGTTATTGTTGTTCTAATTTCTAGAGGTCTAATAATTAAAGTATAAAATCCCTTACTATTAAACTCATTATATGGTAAGCGTAAATTATATACACCACCCAGTAACTCAATTGCGTTATTCCCACTTGTATTAGCATTGTGATAATAAGGGGTTAATACACTTTTTGCGTCTAAGGTTGTTATTGTTGCATTTTCTACTGTTTCTCTAGATGTGGTGTAGAGTAATAATATTTCTACATCTTCTGGAGATACATCTGATAATCTTTTTATTCCGTAAGTTCCTAAAGCCATTTTAATTTATATTTGTCTTTTTATGTTATAAAATCCATAACCGTAAATTTCTAATCCCCCAATTGTATTAATTTCACCTAATCTTTGGTTTGGCTCAAAAACTGTTTGTGTACCTCTTTCAATAAATACTTCGGATTGAATTTTTGGGGGTTCACATACATTCATTAACACCTCTTCTTTAGTTAGTGGGTCCATACACAATAAAATTTCCGAACCATCTAAAAAATTAGTTCCTTCTGCTGGGTCATCTATTGAGTAGATGCAGGAACCGTCATCAACCATGGGTGGATTGAGGGAGTTATAATTAATAGCGTTAGGGTCGGTACATCCTTCCGTAGCGTATAAACAGGCACCAGCCAAAGGAACCGTCGCAGTGGGGTCAAAATTTAATGCGGAAGGGTCCATACATCCCGGTCCTCCTTCAAAGGGGTAGTCACAACAAATTGGATTAGATACTGTATTATCTAAAACATATTGAGCTGTAATTGGGACAGGGGGTGGGTCGGGAAGAGCATTAATTGCAGTGGCAAGTGCTCCCGCAGAGGTTTCATTAGGGAAACCCGGAACACAATATTGTGTTCCATTAATGACATTATCCGCTAAAGGGTCCGTACACGCTAATGCATATATACAAGCAGCGGGGTTATTTATACCTACAGTACCATCATAATTTAAAGCTGCACATCCATTAGGACACTGGGTAGAGCCTGGAGGGTATAGTGATGTAAAAGTTAAACCATTATCATTACACCCAGAAGTTAAATTAAGATTACAGGTACCGTCATCTATTAATTGAACTACACCATTATTTACACTTTGGTTAGTGCTAGTGACATTATTAAGTGGTGCCCCACCCGGAGGACTTGCAGTAGTTAGACAACCCGGTGATGTAGGAAAGGCAGCACAATTATCTCCAGTGGTTGGGTCCATACACCACATTTGATTTTGTGGAACCCCCGGAGTAGACCCGATTATAGAACAAAAATAATTATCACTACTCTCGTCCGTACACCCAAACATTTGGGTAGTACAACATCTTTCGTTCCCAAAAGGAGCAGTAGGGTAGGTTCCAAAACCAGGTGCTGCTTCTTCACAGTCCTTAGTATTAGTGTTAGAACCGTTATCGTAAATGGGATTCATGCACCCAGTATTTGTACACTGACACTTGGGGGCTGAAGAAACAGTAAGTCTAGTGCCTTCCTTAGTATAAACCTGTCCTTGTCCATATATATGACTAGTAGGCCGTGCCGCCCACATATCAGTCCATGCAGCGGAGAGTAATGTACCACCACCCCCACATGCATCCCAAATATCTTGGGTACACCCAACTACCGTCCCTATGTTACCACTCGCATACTCACCATTATTGTCGAGACATGGTGCACAGTCCAATGTAAAACTATCATAACAAGTTCCTGGGTCACCCAAAGGTGTTAAACAATCTCCGTTTTGGTCCTCTTTATTATTGTAAGGAATTCCCGCACAATTAAGTTGTGCTGCATTATCATAGTTTCCAAAATTAGGGTCCGTACATCCAAATGACACATAATTACAGCAAGAATCAAAATCCGTACTGTACCTATTGACACCATTGATTTTAAATTGACTTCGTCTTCTCCATAAATGAGAACTGGCTTGGGTGGGAGGACCACCAGGCTGTCCCAACTGTCCGTGTGCATTATTATAATGCCACATGGTGTTCCGATATCCCCTCCAGCTCCCACTCTTAAATGAATAGGATTGGCCATCTATAGCATCCGACGATGCAGTCTGGTAGTTCCCCGTACTACTATTATTCCCTACGCCTGCAAAAATTAATTTCATACCTTGTATGGATGTGTTGTCGTAATTATTAGGGTCATTAGGTTCACAATCAAAACAATTCTTTTTATCAAAACCACCATATATCAACGTATTCACCCTGTTGGTGGCATTCGTTCCCGCTACATGAGTATTATAATATCCCGGCAGTAACATCATACAATTTTGGGTACACATAGAATTAGGATTAGGGCACCCCGCGTTGCTCTGTTCTGCAACCGTAGTCGCATTAGTAATAGTCCCAAATGAATTTGGGTTGGTACACCCGTCTCTACCAATAAAATTTAAGGGGTCGGCACACCCACTCCACACATATCTCCATCCTTCGACAACCCCGGGTGGGGTAACTAGACAACCCTTACAGGGTTCATTCTTATAGAAGGTAAAATTCATTGTGGTGGAACACGCACCCTCGTCTGAGTGATTGTCCTCCCACGCATTAACATAACACCCAGCACAATCGTTATGTTGAGCAACAATGTTTTGGTAGATTTTATAATTTTTACCGTATTCCCACCCTGTGGCAGGAGCAATACGTCCCATCATGTCACAACAAAATCCATCGTCATGACCACTTCCCGCGTGGGTTCTACAATCAGTATTCATAGAATTACCCATATCAAAATCATTACTACAACCACCTGTACAATATGCACCACATGGATTGAACACTAGACTCGGATGACTTAACGCTTTAGGGTAGGGTTTATGTTTGGGTCTATATAAATTTTTTCTCATCATCTAATTTTATTAATCATCTAAACATACTACTTCACTTATGCTTCCATTATTGCATTCTGCACAATAAACGATACCGGGAGCTGGTGAACAACAATTACCATATTGGGCTTGATTGCCTCCATAACCATCAGAAAATATTTCTATCCCATTATCTAAAATTTTATATGCCATAGGTGTATTTCCTTGTCCTTGATTCTCACCTACATATTCAACAGACATTGTTTGTCCAGCAGGAATGGTAATTGTAACTGTATTATCAGTGGACCCAATTGGTACTGTATAAGATTGATTAAATTGATTATCAAAATATATATCTACCGATGCACCATACCACCCACTAGTTGCACCCTCATTAACCCTAAGTTCCATATACAAGGTCAAACTACAATCTTCAGGAATGGTGGGGTCTATGTTGTCACAACACTCAGGACTAAATGTACCGTCCTCACAAGGACACCCCACCGGTGCTACAGGAGCAACACAAGGTAGACACGGAGACCATTCTCTACTTTCAAAGTGTGGTTCCTCCCTACATCCTTCTAAACTTCTACTCGTACATACCCAACAACAACCATTTGCCTCGATGATAGTATTAAGCATATAGGCAGTGCCGGGTGACCAATTACCACCCACTATTAGTTCACCCAAATCAGCATATTCTTCACAAGTACACCCCGTAGGGTCTTCTTCCTCCGTACAACAGTCCCAGTCTAAATTATTAACATCAAAACCCGTACTACGAGCATTAAAATAAGTCTTACCATTTTTAAAATCTGTATAAATTATATTATTAACTGTATAGGATGTGTAGGTGGGAGTTACATCAACAATATGCCCCGTTGCCTTATCTACCAATTCTATGGTTATTCCAGTTAAAGGAATGCCGTTTGTACCATATTGTTTAAATAAGGATAACCGACTATTACTAGTATATCCTGTAACTGAGTAAGGAACCGATACATAATTAAAACTTAAGAAATCATATACATCCGGATTACTATCACCACTAAAAAGATAACTCTGATAAATAGAATTACACGCAATAGGGTCACCTAAATTAGGTGGGTATATTTCTAGGACACCAAAAGGGTTGGGGATGTTAACTTGTGAAGTATAAGGTAATTTAATTATTTTTTGCATCTTAGTTATACCCCACGGGTTAGCTTGTTGTAAGGTGATGGTATAACTACCTGCACCGCCGTAGGTGTGAGTACTCAGTTGGACCTCCTATAGTTAGGGTGGAACTATTTCCATCACCCCAATACACAGTATAGTCACCGAAGGTTAAAAATCTTTTAAACTCTAAATCGGAAGTATTATATACTTCTACGGTTAAATTATTCGCAATATAAATAAAATTATTTATTATATTTCTTTGTATAACTAAACCATCAAATGGTGTATAAACTCCAATATCATTAAAATCTTCAGTTATTATTATAGGAACAGTAAAGCCGGTTAAACAAGGGGGGTTTGTCGGAAAAACTGTAGAATTTAAATTGGTCCATTTATCACACCAATAATTTTTTCGTATATTAGATTTCCAATATTGACAATTTCCACCACTATTAAAAAAACAATTATTACAATTTTGACCGACAGGTACTGCAGAATTAGTGTCAGATATATAATGGAGAGGTAACTGCGGCGACATTGCTGTGGTTTCACCGGGATAAAATTTTCTCTTAATAGTAAACGAATACTTTTCCATTATCCTTTATTTATATATTGCCAAAAGATTATGGGGTTACTGGGAATACCCGCTCTGTTATTACTACTATCAAACATAGTATAAGTGTAATTAATCCTATCTAATGTTATTTTATAGTAAGAAAAATTTTCTGGTGTAAAATTAAAGGGATTAGGTAATGTGTTTTGGCTTTGGTTTATAAAAGAAGTAATAACACCCGTTTTTCCATTATAAAATTTAGCACTCATATAGAAATCCTTTATATCTAAAAATTTATCATCTTTTAACCAATATATGTAATACCCATCATTGTTTCCAAATGGGTCCAAATTAAAATGAGGAGTAGGAACCCATCTATCACCATAAGGTTTACAATTCCATCTTCCATCAGCTAAAGCATCCGCAGGACAACTATTATTTAAAGTAGGTCGGTAAATTTTTTCACTATTAATAGGATTTAAAATTATACTAATATATAGCTTTTGATTATTTCTTATAGGACTATCATATAAATCTAATTTAAAAAAACTTTTAACAAAACTTTTCTCATTTCTATATGCCTCTTCGGCTGAAAACCCTGCTGCGTCGTACCCATACCATGTAGGGGGGGAGGTAGGATAAAGAGAAGGTGTAAGGATAGGGGCGAAAGTGATACCATCAGGCAACAACTCTGGGTCACTACCACCCATCCCATATATTGCTTCTAATTGTTGGGGGCATGGACTGGTACCTGCATTGTTCCACGTCGTCGCCATAGTCACTTCAGGAACATTATTATAATAAACTGGACCCGGTGTGTTGGGGTCCCCAACCCCAAAATTAAAATTATAAACCATATTTGGGCTCGGGTCTCCTCCAATAAGGGGAGCCTGAGTATATCTAATTACCTCATAATCTTTTTTAAGGTGAAGGAGTCTCTCTATGGTTTCTCTCTCATATTCATCTATTAAATCTCCTCTTCCTACTTCATCTGTAGTTTGTGGTATAGGAATAACCAAAACTTTATCCAAGTTTTCATCCTGAGAGTTATTTATTTTTATTTTAAGTCTATTCACAGCCATCTACAACAAAATTTTCAAGAGTGTTAGCCGATATACTAATATCGGTAAATGCATCCGCACGAATGGTTCTATGAACCCTAAAATCAATATCAGTCTGTGGGTAATGTGCAGTATTAATAAATGGATAATCTACTCCTCTTCCAGCTTCTATAAAACCTATATCATATAAATCTCTCCATTTCCATATTTTTTCATCTTTAAAATATGTGGCATAAGAAGGGGTGTGTGCAACTTTAGTTGGGTCCCCCTCCTCAATATAATCGGAATAAACACGAATAGGTACTGGATAGTGAGGTTTATACACATACCCCGCTTCCCCACCAGTAAAAATAAAAGAATTAAAATTAAATCTATGTCTAATATCAGAAATAATTCTTTCTTTTAACTCCTGCATATTATATTCCGCAAATTCTCCCCTCAATCTATCACCAGGATGCAAGGGAATACCCGACTTTAAATTGGCAGATGTGAGTGACTGATTAAATATAATTCCCGTAACTGGTTGGGCATCGGATAAGGTGGCTCCTCTCACCACAAAATTATTTACATTACTATCGGCAAAGTCATAAGGAAAGTTCCACCCCCACCCATAGTTGGGGGGGTAATCGAAATACCCTAAATTACTACGTAACATAATGGTGATATATAAAGTAGTTAAAGGTTTTTTTAAATTATCTAAATAGTTCTTAACATTAATGTCTTTACTAATTACATATAAGTAACTGGGGTAAGCCACTTTCACACTCACCCTATCTTTTACATCTGGATTTTCTATTGCGGGTTGGAATTTTTCTACTTTTTTAAACACTCCCTTAGCGAATGCACATTTATTTAAGTTATAATCTTTTACATTAGTTATAATTTCATGTTCAATAACATAATAATAAGAGAGAGTGGTGGGGTCGTTAAGTAATATTTGTCTTTTAAAAGTCCCCAGAGTATTAAGTAGTAAAGGAAGTGTATAATTTATCTCGGGAATAATTAAAGAAAAAATAGTAAGGTCGGATTTTCGGGTACCGTCTCCAACACTATAAACTGGAAAGGTATTTCTATTATTAATAAAAGCAAATCCAGATGGATAATTAGGTTGTATGGGGATATTAAGTTGGGCATACTCCCCCACTTTCAGTCCATGGGGTGCAGCACATTTAAACTGTATTAACTTTTTACCACCTTTTGTAATATTTTGTATATGAAAAGGAATACCGTCGGAAGCCACAAAAGAAAGAGTATTACCATTCTTCTGGGGTTGATACGCCATAGGTTGTGTTGAGTTACAAGTACTTGGTACTGTTACATATATGTTCCAGTTGGTCTCATCACCTACCGATTCATCTATTTGTGTTCTAGAATTAAAAAGACGGATAAAATCAAATTCTTCAAATTCAGGAAACCCTATAGGTTGGCCGGTCAGAGAACTCCCAATATTATACATATTATAAAATAATCTAGATTGGCTAGGGTCCGTAATACCAGAATATGCATTATCTATAAAAGGTTGTATTTTACCATATAAACGATATTCAGAAATATTTTGTCTCTCTTCATTAAATCTCTCCGCTAAATTAAGGGGAACACTTCTATCCCCTTCTACCATTTCTAAATATTGTTGTTCTAACTCTATATTAAAATGTTGGTCTAAGGGTGGAGCCCCCTTAAATTTTTTGTCGGATGCTATAACTTTAATATTATTCATTTTCTCCTGGTGGTAAGTATTCGTTTATAAATTTATCATAAGAGCTAGCCCCCTGTCTTAATCCAAAATAGAAAAATAAATTACTCCCTAGTCTAGACCAACTACTTGCAGTGAAATAACCCATTTGTGCGGTAGTATTAAAGATACCTAGGGGAGGGAGCGTAGCGGGGGGACCAAGTGCATAAAAGGCGGGTGAGCTCCAATCACCACTATTTGTTCCTTCCGGATAGTCTGGATGTGGTAAATATGTCCCATAACCTTGCTGGTATCCCATAGTGTAAATCTCGGTATTATTACATGTACTGTCAAAAATATAATCTGCGTCCAAATTACCATACCCCTGACTCTGTTTATTCCATATATAAGATGGTACTACTTGGGTGTGGCTTAATCCATTTCTATCCCCAGTTAAACATTGTAATAATCTATTGTCTCTAACTAATAAATGAAATTGGGTGGTGGAAGCGTTGACTACTCCCACTTGTTCTGGGCCAAACTGGTCATACCATTGCTGATTAGAACCACCTAATGATAGCCCATAATAGGGGTCTTGATTATCTGTAGTATATGTCGAAATAGATAACATACTATTAGTAGCGATTAATTGAGCAATATCACCATCTATCAGTCTTCCCGTTCCTTCACCTGCTCCCGCACTTCCTATTCTCTCATTAAAAGTAACATTACCATTAAATACTTGTGTTAAAAAACTAGTGATATTTAGGTCCACATAAATAGGGCCAAACCACTTATTTATTCCACTATATCGGAATTGGTACCAGTCTTGTATTCCTATTTTTTGTTGGATTATACGACCCAATAATTCTTGGGTTGGTTGGTAACTGCTGGGTTTTAATTTGTCTACAAAAAAACATTCGTCTGGGTTCACTATTCCTGTTTCAGAACATAATTCCGTTATACAGGGGTCTAAAGGACCTAAATCTACTATCGTGGTGGGAAAATTAATTCCACAATGTGCATTACCTATCTCCGGGTCCACCGAATTTAAGGGCCAGTCACCACTAGTGTCTACATTAACATTTTGAGCGCGGAACCCACCCGTTAAAGTAAAAGGACAACTCCTATAATAATAATAGGTTGTATCATTCTCCTGTTGTCTCCAAATTACTCTATCGGGGTATAAATCAACAGGATTAAGTAACGCGGTACCACTACTATCTACTTTTCTCGTTTTACGCATAAACCTAAAATGATACAAAACACCATTTACCCAATTATTACTAAATTTCATATTAAATACTCCCTGACATAAACCCATATAAATATCCGCTAACCTTCTCCATTGGTTCATCCCCACCAACATCTTTCCTATATCCAGAACCATGACTACTGCCTGTATACCTGCGGCTATCGCAACTGCGTTTCCTACAGCGCCTGGCCCAGCCATTGGAATAATTGCAAGAACAACTATTACTATAGTAATAACCAATAAGGTCCCATATATAGCGTTACTCCACGTAATAACATAACAACCTTGAGGGAATCCGTTGTCTTTTCCTTGCCAATATTTATTATTATTAGCATATCCCGTCATATATGGATTTTCATCACAAGTCCCTACCGACTTATTATCTTCACCATGTGTTTCTTGTATTTCATCTTCGTCGGTAATAAATTGGCTACCCAGTACCCGTAAATACCAAGCAGCACCACAACTGCACGGTTCACAACTGGGAAAATTATAAAGTCTTCTTACAAAATAAAAGGACTTTAATAAAATAAACATCAGTGAAAGGTATAGTGTAGTAGCAACTCCCGCAGCTATTGCTTGTCCAATAGCTGAAATTCCAAAAACTATAGCAGCCAAAATACCACTAACACCTCCCGTCGTGAGTATAGCCAGTTGTTGCCAGAATCGTCCTATATCAAAAAACATAAGTATAACACTCGCCATAGTCGTCAAAGCAGTTAATAGTACTGTGACTATCTGATAAGTCCGCAGAAGTTGTTGAGCAGTAAAAAACATCGTCCCCCCTCTAAAAACATCATTAGTGGGAAATTCTTTAGTTATATCCGCACATGTACTTTCAGGTGGTGGATTAATACTTTTAATCCCTATAAAATTCCAACGACTATTTCTTGGGTCCGCACCGTCGTAATGTTTCCTGTAATTGTCAATAAAATTTGCAATAGTATATACCTTATTAGGTTCAAAATGATAAAAATAGTCTTCACATTTATAAGCTGGAGAATTTTCCCATGAACCATTATTGTCTAAAGGATAATTAATTAATTTATCTGAAAACGTATAACTGGGTGAACTATATACCTCACCAGTAATGGGATTAATATAATCGGATATAGGGCTGCTCTCTAACTCATATTCTCTAATATTGGGTACTAAATAACTACCTTTCCTATTCTCCCCACTATTAGCGTCAAAACTTATTCTAAATCTATACTTTCCCTCTGTAGGTATACCTACCTTTGGATTGTTGGAAATGACTTGTTCACCATATTCGTTGGTAACTACGAATTCGAGATTCATTGGTACTTGTATAACCCAAGACCCATCACCATCTATTACTTTTCCACCACTTTCTAAAGTAAAATATTCTAATTTTGGGGTGCAACCATCTTCTTCTTTTAGAATTGTATGTCTGACGGCTTCTATAGTGCCAGTACCTGTAGTCAAACTACATAAATTGCCTTGGTTCCTACTCGCATCACCTCTAATCTTTACATAATTACTATCCTCATCTGTGATAATAGACCCCATGAATGTGGCACTAGGTATAATTTCTACGCCAGAATCCCTTAAGTCAAAATCAGTTCTAGTAATGCCTACATTACATAATTCGTCGTCACCCCAAAAAGGAACTACATCCACAACTTTATTCTGAATAATAATCTGGGGTAGGGTGTCCAAATTATTAGACGATTTAAATTCTAAGGAACTTTCAAATTTAGCGGGACTAACCCCTTGTTTAATAAATTGATAGGGTCGCATAGAATAACACCCAATATCACTCACATCAATACTTGCATGTACTGTTTGAACCCCTAATGGGATACCCCATAACATAAAATCTCCACTCTTATTAGTCTTAGTGGTATACTTATAATATTTTTCAAATACTTCTACCACTATAGGATTGTTTATAGCCTCTTCTGCAGTGAAAAAACTACCCGTTGCTTTGTGGTTACATCCTTCCGATGTTTTAGGTAATAAATTATAACGATACCCTTCCTCATTTTTGTCATTAACTTGCTTATAAGGATATAATTGGGAGATGATTGGGTCCTTTTCATCTTCTTTCGTCAAGGGTACAAAAACAGATATTTTTGCATTGGGAATTCCAAACCCACTATTAGCCAAAGCTCTTCCTACAATAACCCCATATTCTGCACACATTCGAGTATAGATGTCTGACTTAGAAATTTTTAAGCTGAGTATTTCTAATAAATCAAAATCTTGTTCTAATTTGACGTGTATATTTTTATCTGCTTGTGGAGTAGCCTTTATTCTAACTGTCTTGGGCATAAATTATCTTTTCAAATAAATAGTTATCCTATTAAAATCAAATTTACTTCAAGCTACAAATATGTAAACTAATTAAGAGATTCTAGTTTGGTCAGTTGATTTAATTCTAATTACAATATCTTTATTAGGGAATTTAATCTGAAAAGATTGGTTAGGTTGTGAAAAAATAATACCATCAATCAATTCAATTTGTTTAGTATTGTCATCTAGATATCTTTGTGATACTTCATTACTAGAATAACGACCACCCACTTTATTGTATATTCTTAAATTAATTAAATTAGTTACTCCATCTTGAAGTGAAACTACTTTAACTAGTTCTCCTACATATACGTCTTGCCCCATTTCCTTATTATTGGGAGAAAAGAAATCACTTACTGTATTGATTATATTTGCCACTAATTCTCCTTGATTAAAAGAGGGTTGAACTAATAGGTCTATTTCCACCGCTAAATCAATTACTTGTGCCGGTTGTGTTAAAATATAATCGTTTAACATCCTATAATCTGATAAATATTCTGCAATATTATGCATAAGGGTGCTACTTACTTGTGAAGTTAATGTGCCATCACTCGCGTATGATAAGAGATTTACTAATATCTTATTTTCTTCTTCTATAATTCCACATTTTGCTGGTGCCCCAAAAATGCCTGGCATTCCATCAATTAATGATTTATAATCAGTAATAGTGACGGCACGTTTTTGGGCAGAAAAATTAAATCCCACATAATTTCTTATTTCCTCTACTGTAGGTTGGTTAGAACCTCCTATTGCAGCAGTCACATTATTAACCTGTAAGGAATTTTCTACCGAAGTATTAATATTAGAATTAGGACCATTAATTACAAAAACTATAGTTCCAAAACTATTAATAGAATTAGGGCCAATATTAGTCGCTTTACCACCACCTACTCTATACTGAATAAAAAGAGTGGTATTTGACTTAGGTGTTGTACCCAATGAAATATTATTCATATATCTACTTAAATCCATGGAGAATCCTTCCGTAGTGAGGTCATCTAAACTGTCTTGGGAAGTGCTAGTTCCACCACCTAAAGTTAAAAAGAAAAATCCTTCTGGGGTATATTCAGTAATAAATCGCTGATTCACTATCTCCCATTTTCCTACTTTTATGCCGGGTAGGTCTGATTTTTTAGTGGTATCTATAACAAAAACTTTATCTTCTGCTAAAGCGTCTACTTCATACCATTGATTTGCAGAAGATATAAACTCACTAGCTTTAGGAATAGATTGTATGTTAGTACCATCTTTTTGAATTACAGCGGTAATCCCCAATACATTTTTTTCAGGTAAAAATACTTTTAAAAATGGTAAGATATCAGTATCGGTTATTACACGTTTAAATACTTTGGTAATTCCATTAACCACCACTTCTCGTTTAGTTATATTATAACTTACTACTGTTCCATTGGAATCAAAATTAGGTATTTTAGTTCTATTCGGTGCTCCCGTAGAATCAAAAGGTAGAGCAAAATCTATATCGTATATATTTTCAAATACTTGTCCACCACCACGTACTTGGGTTCCACGTTGTAAAACCCCTAAATAACGTACATCTTCTTTATCTCCTCCACCTGACACTTGAGCTACAGGAACCGTAGTAGTAAAATCACAGACAGAAACTGAAGGACGATTTCCCGGTATTTTAAGTCCATAAGTCCTTGCAATATTATAAAGGGAAGATTTTTGATTTGCAAATTGTAGGACAGTCTCTTGTAGACTACGGTCAATATGGTAATGAAGGTTATCAGCGACTGCCGCATTTAAATCTAGAAATACAGAAAAAATAGAAGCGTCATTTGCGTTTTGGATTAACTCCGGATATTGTTGTTGTACATAGTTTAGAAGTTCACTCCTAATTCCTACGAAATCTCTTTCAGTGTATGATATTTTGTTACTTGCCACGTTATAAATTAATTATAATAAAATCTCTAGTTTCAAATGCGTTACTAGTTATGGTATAATCTAACCTCACCTTAGCCGTATGTTCTTTTGTTCCCTCTCCCGCTATCCTATATACTCTAGGGTCATTTTCCGCTACAATCGTACCGGGTGAGTCTTCGGTATCTAACGCTGGGGTTACGGTAACAGTGTTTAATTTTAAGTTAGGGATATATTTATCCACCTGTTCTCTAATTTCTGCCTCAATAGAATCAAAAGTGGGTGCATCTAACGGCTCAAATATATATTCATAAAGTCGAGTACCAAAATCTGGTAAAAAATATCTAGTGCCTTTTCTCGTCAGTAAAAGATGAATTAAATTGGCTTTAATTTCTTCTTCTGGAGTTTCCGTTAATTGTAAATAATATCCTAAGTCACTATCTTGAAAAGGAAAATCTATCCCATATGTTCCAAACTCGGGCATAATTGTTTTCTTTATAAATACTTCTAACTTAGAATCTAAAATAGTATTGTTAAAACTTGTTTATTGTATAGGTGTTCTTTACACTGTAACCCATAATTTTTTACCACTTTTTTAACGACACTTTTTATGTCTTTACTATCTCCAGTAATTATTTCTATTTTTTTAATCCCAAATAAAAGTTGGTCAGAAATAAAACTATCTATAATATTGGTAGTTTGAGTGATTTTATAACCATGTAAATCTAAGGTTACTATCATCGTAACTCCTCACTCTTTTCTATTGTTTTATGTCTCTGTCCACAATGTGGACAACTAACCCAATTATCGGTATCCTCTAATAATAAATGGTGGTCCGCAATAGTCCACCATTTAGTACATTCTCCGCATTGGAAATGATATAATATCTCCTTACTTACTTTATGTAATTTCACTAATTTCTTTATTTTTTTTAATATAGGTGGCACCTACATCTATTTCACATTGTCCTCCCGCACATGCAAGTTCTCCTGTTAAGTTAGTGTTATCGTCTAACTCTATAATTTTTGTTAAGTCAACCTCCGTTAAACTTTTTAACATCTTTTCATAAGTTTCTTTAGTGCAGTCCTCAAAAGGAGCTTGTTTATAGGAACCTCCATTGTAAGGTAAGACAGATAACCCATTATAATATTCTCTATTTTCCCACATCCATTCTCCAGCTAATTCCCAATCTGCTTCTTCGAGTGAAACTGTAGCAGATACATTGTGGGTGTTAGAACCCTTTCGATGTCCTGCTTTAACCCACCCTTTGGATACTTTTTTAACTCTTTCTAGTAACTGAAATGGAGATTCGGTTCTCATAATTGCACCTTCTGGTGCTTTTTGGGGTACAGAAATAACTGCAGTATCGTGTGGCCTAAAATATTCATCTTCTATTAACTCCGGGTGGTAAGTTACCAAATAATTATAAATGGATTCATTTTTTCCTACCCTCATTCTTCTAATATAATACTCATTATGCCAAGCATGAATACCTGATGACGTTCCTAATGTTAATGAAGTGGTCCCTGCTGGTTTAACTGTTGTACATCTAGCTGCGGGATTTATATCCAGTAATTTAGATACTCTAGTATTTTCTCTTTTAACTAAACTGGCGGCTTTTGACATATCATATCCTAATACACTTCCCGAACCTATACCCGTCATACTAATACCAATTAAAGCTTCTTTTTCTGTAGTTTCTTGCCATACCTCTCTTAAATAATGAAATTCAGTATAACCTGCTTGTAAGGTTCCTATAAATGTAGCTACCTTAACTCGTTCATTCAGGTCTTCTTGTGTTTCAATATCTGAAACATTTACTTCACATAAATTACAAAATTGGTAGGGTCGTAAAGCAATTTCACAACAAGGATTGGTTCCCCAGTCTTTATCATTGGAAAAATAAATTCCTGGTTCTCCCGCTCCACTTAACTCTACACGTTTCCATACATCTAGAAAAAATTCCTTGGTGATTTTATGTCTCATTAATACCACTGAATTGTTTGCCCTGCCTCTTTGTGGATTTAATTCCCACCAAGACCCTGACTTACATCCTATCATTT